CTCCACCCTGGGATCGTCGCCAGATCTGTTACAAGCCTAGTGTTGCCACGTGCTTCATACAGATCAACAAGTGACACATATCGTTTCATGATATTAGGTCCCTTATATGGGGCCTCATGAAATATGATTCTCTGAACCGACTGAGAATCACCAACCATAGACAGCAGACGAACAAGCTGTCGATGTTTTGTGTCCTTGATGCCAGATAGGCGTTCGGGAAAGGCTAGCCTCATTGCGACTTCCTCAATTGGTCTGTCAGGAAGACAGCTTGGCCAATAATGACCAAGATAGTGTGGCGGCTGTGGGTACCGCGTTACCATACTCTTCTTGACGTTCACTTTCAACCCTAGCTCTGACAATGCTGAAGCCAGCTGTTCCAAACTTCGAAACTCACTAGCTCCAATAATAGCATCATCACCAAGTACGTGGATAAGACCACGCTCACAGAGCTGACCATACACTTTCAGCATCATGTACTGCATTGAGACATAATTCACAATGCTGTCCACTATCTGTGTGAAGTAACTTCCACTGGGCACTCCGCCCTGCTTCTGATACACTTCACCATCAGGTAGCATGATGGGGGTGTGAATGAAATAATTGACCACCTTGTCCCAGGCCGCGCAGTCTTCAACAGTTTTGAACTCAAAATGAGTTGCGATGACGTTGAAAGCGAACTGGATCAGACCAGCTGACACAGTAGCGTCAAAGCCGGAAAAATCCATCGTAAACCGCACGTTGCTGTTTCGAGTCTGGGTCAACGTTGCTCCCACCTGAATACTTCCTAGTCCAAAGGACATAGGGGTACTCTCGTGGAGGAAACGATTAATTAACGGAGCTGCAAACTTAGCCTCCAGCATTGTCATAGAGCAGGGATAACCCCACACTAGACGAGTTGCTGGTCCAGTGCTCTCGGCACCAACCCCGCCATGTTGAATACGACGAAAGGCTATGCATGGATCGGGAATTTTACCATCTCTCCAAATACGATGTGCCCGTTCCAACTCAAGATCGAAAACATCTCTCTTCTTCTTCAGATGAGGAAGTCCAGAACTGTTTCCCATCTTTAAGTAATCCGCGATCTGTGGACCCAACTGAATAGGTTCCATAGGGTAAGAATGGCTGCCAAAAGCTTTCTTGGCTGACTGCATGGCTTCAAC